TAGTCGGATGAACGCGCGCAGCACGAGCAGCACGCAGTAGACGAGCACGCCGGCGAATGCGGCGCCCCAGGCGCCGCCGCCGCCCATGCCCACGAACAGGGCAACCAGTAGCGAGAAGATAATCACGGCTGCACCTCCCAGGACGCCTGGGGGTAGATGATGCGAAAGCTCGCGCGCACCAGCTTGGCGGTATGCGAGCTGCATGCGAGCTTGGTACTGAAACTGAACACCTGATGCAACTGCTTCACGAGGTCCAGCTCGTGGTCGGTGCAGAGCTGGTGCGCATACATGTAATCGCGCGTTGCGGTGGCGCGGATGACCTCGCGGCCGCCGCCGTGATACACCGCGGTGAAGCGGTACTTGCCGTTGGCGAGCTGCTCGCCGGTGACGTGGTGGATGCGTCGGGCTTCCATGTTTTACCTCTCTCGTTGTTGCAGCAGAACGCCTGCTGCATTTACGTATTCTGACAGGATTCACGAAGCCCAGCAAATTACAGGTGTAATACCTGAGCTATTCGCTACACCTTGCAGAGCCGCGCCAATTCAGGAGAGTTGACAAACAGTTTTCGCGCGCGTACCAAGTAGGCCAGTCGGACCATAAGGGAAATTCCGAACGATTGTGGTGCTGCCAGGCGGCGCCTTGCGGATCATCCGCGAGCCTCAAGCTCGCTGAAGGATTATCCGCGAGGGAAGGCGCCGGTCCATCATCCTGATTGAAGGCGCTTTTAAGGTAAACATCGCAAGAACTGTGCCGATGGCCAAGAGCAAGCGACAGAAGGAACTTTCGTTCGAAAAGACTGAACTAGCGCGGTGTTTCTGTGGACAAGTCGGGACGGTTTCACGTGGAACCAACGGTGGCGGGCCGTGGTTATGCACAGCATGTGCGTACGCGGATCGCACCGACTACTCCGAAGTGCTGCAGGCGGTGGAGCGTGGACGCCAAGAGCAAGGCTGAGGAGCTGGCGCGCAAGGCCAAATTGCGCGAGCGGGCAGAGCCGAATGCTGTTGCGGTTCAGCGGGTTATGGACTTCGATGCGGGCGCGGCCGCGGATGAGTGGGTGGGCGAGAAGATGAGCTGCACGCACTGCGAGCATGCCAGGGTGACGCGAGACGATGCTGAGCAGCTCCACGGCTTTCGCCTGTGTGTATTCCGCCCGGATTGGAGCTGGCGCAGTGCGCGCGCCAAGTGTGGGTTTGCTCCGAGTCGCTTTTTGCCGCGCGTTCAGTACAATAGCGCGAAGTTGACAGTTGACGAAGATGCCAGACGACAACGACACCTCGCCAGAGAGTTCCCAGACTACGCCGGGATCGCAGCCGCCAGCACGTACGGGGGAATACCTCCACCCATTGGAGCACCAGCGAAACCGCCGAGCGGAGCTGGTGCGCCAGGCGCTGGACCCGATGCTGGCGCCGATCCACGCCGCGAGGCGCAAGAAGCGGGCGCAGGAGCTGATCCAGGCGCAGCGCCTGGTGAAGATGCTCCAGGCGCACGCGCTGGGGCTCGCGAACGTTGATCTGGTGCGCGTGCGTGACGTGGGCGAGGGCCGCAAGACGCTGGACTACTCGCGCATCGAGATAGCACTGCGCCTGTTGGGTAAGGTGATACCTGACTTGCGCGCGGCGGTAGTGTTCACGCCTGGGAGTGATGACAGCGGGCCAGGGCAGGCGCAGCAGCAGCTCGTACTGACGTGGGATGATGGGGACTGATGTTCTGCGTCTGCCGTACAAGCCGCGGCCGCTGCAGCGCCATGAGCACCGCATGCGCCGCAACGTGCGCTTCACTGTGCTCGTATGTCATAGACGTTTTGGCAAGACTACGTTCAGCATTCCAGAGCTGCTGCGCTCGCTGATCCGCTCCACGCACCACAAGCCCCAGGTGGCTTACGTTGCGCCCTTCTTGAACCAGGCCAAGCGCATAGCCTGGGATGATGTGAAGCACTTCTGCGAGGGCATCCCAGGTGCGCGCCCTCGTCAATCCGATCTGATCGTGGAGTTCCCTGGACGCCGGCGCCTGGAGCTGCACGGGTGCGACTATCCCGATCGCATGCGCGGCGAGGGCTTCGATGATGTGTGCCTGGATGAGACAGCGCTGTGCACCGGCACGGCGTGGACGCAGGTAATACGCCCGATGCTCTCGGATCGCGCAGGGCGCGCGTTGTTCATCGGCAGCGCTTACGGCGGGCTCAACCTGTTCAAAGAGATGTGGGACCAGGCGGGCGAGCTGTCGCACATCACGAGCGGCTCTGGCCAGCAGGAGTGGCGCCGTGTGATGTACCGCGCGCCCGAGACAGGGCTCATCGCCGGCGAGGAGCTGGAGAGCCTGCAGCGCACGATGAACGCAGAGGAGTTCGCCCAGGAATACCTGTGCTCCTGGGCTGGTGCGCTGCCGGGAGCGTTCTACGCCGAGCAGATGAACAAAGCCGAGGCCGAGGGCCGCATCCGCGAGGTGAAGCATGAGGCCGATATCGGCTGCTTCACCGCCTGGGATTTGGGCCACAGTGACGCGATGGCCTGCTGGATCGGGCAAGAGTGCGGGCGCGAGATTCACTTGCTGAAGTATGTCGAGTGGATAGGCAAGGGGCTGGACCACTGCTTGCACGAGGTCAGCACAATGGCGCGCGATCGCCGCTGGACGTTCACCGCGCACCACGGCCCGCACGACATGGACGCGCACGAGATATTCACCGGCACCACGCGCAAGCGTGCGGCCAAGTCGCTGGGGTATCACTTCGAGGTCACCGCAATGCACGCGGTGGCCGATGGGATCGACGCGACGCGGCGCCTGTTCCCGCGCATGTACTTTGACGCCGAGGGGTGCGGCAAGAGTGAGAAGCCCAAACCGAACGGCCTGGATATCCTGCGCTCATATCGGGGCGAGTACGATCCGGTGCGCCGACGCCTGGCGAACGTTCCTGTGCACGACTGGGCGAGCCACGGCGCGGACGCGCTGCGCTGCTATGTCATGGGACGCAAGCAAGCCGAACGATCCGACTGGCAGCGACCGCTGCATATTGCGAGGGGATAGAGGATGGCCAAGAGACTGACGACGAAGGGACTGGAGGAGCTGGTGCTGCGCGAGTATGACGCGGCGCTGGCGTGGAGCACGGCGCAGCGCTTCAACGTGTACGCGCAAGCCTGGAGCGCGTACTGGAGCCAGCCCACCGGCGATGAGCAGGAGCAGCTCGACGCGGACGAAGGTAACGAGATCAAGGTCAACCTGCAGAGTGCGGACGTGGCCGATCAGATCGAGGCGTTCTGTGCGCAGGTGGGCCCGAGCCTGGGGCGTGAGACGCGCGTGATATTCGAGCCGCAGAACGGCGAGGACATGGCGCAAGCGCAGGTGGAGAGCCAGATCGTGGCGCAGCAGGTGTTCTACACGCGCCACGCACGCTCGGGCTGGCTCGATCTGATGGCGAGCCTGCGCGACGGCGGGCTGCTGGGGCTGTCGATCGTGAAGTGCTGGGTGGATCGCCGTGAGCAGACGCGCCGCGATGAGCATGAGCTGCTCACCGCAGAAGAAGCCGATGCGGTGCTCGCGCCCACGGTGGCGCTGGAGAGTGTGGAGCTGGTGAGCATGGAAACGCACGAAGCGCTCGCTGAAGGCGGCGAGCCGTTTTACGACGTGGTAGTGCAGCGCACGATCGTAAAGCAGCGCCTGGAGCTGATGCCCATTGCGCCGGAGAATTTCATCTACACCGACGACGCCGGCGTGGCGGGTATCGGTCAGTGTCGGGCGGTGGGCGAGCTGACGCGCATGCGCCGCGAGGCGGTGCGCGATGAGGCCGACGACAAGCGTGACGTGGATCGGCTGCAGGCGGCTACGCAGTGGCGCCCCGAGCAGCTCGCCCGCCGGCGTTTCCTGCAGGATGCGGGCTACAGTGGCAACCGCGAGGCCGATGAGATAGACGTGTGCTGGCTCTACGTGCTCGCGCCGAGCAAGACCGGCAAGCAGGAACTCACGCAGTACCGCGCGTTGATTGCGATGAGCGATCGCAAGGTGCTCAAGCTCGAAGTGGCGAGCCTGCGCCCGTACGCGGTGGGAACGCTGATCCAGGCCGCGCACGAGGTGCAAGGCATCAGCTTGTACGAGCGCCTGGCTGACATCCAGGCGGCCAAGACGCAGCTCACGCGCCAGTTGATCGACAACGGCGAAAACAATCTGTACCCCGGCCTGGGGATCGTGGACGGTGCGGCGAATCTCAGTGACGCGAAGAAGCGCGGCCCGCGCTGGGTGGTGCGCCTGGAGCGGCCCGACGCCATTGTGCCGATCCCGGTGCAGGACATGGGGCCCTCGATCATTGGCAGCATGCAGTACCTCGATCGCGTGCGTACCGCGCGCGCCGGTGCTGCGATCGAGATGCAAGGGCCCGAGCTGCAGATACAGGGCGACACCGCGCACGGGCTGGAGCGCCAGTTCGGGGCGCGCGAGCAGATGACCGCGCTCATGCTGCGCACCTGGGCCGAGACGCTGCTCTCCGCGCTCTACGTGCTGGTGCACACCACGCTTCGCGAGCAGTGGCAGGGCCCGCTCATGGTGCGCGTGAATGAGCAGTGGCAACCGATCGACCCCAGTCAATGGCCCGATCGCGACGCGGTGCAGGTGAGCATCGACCAGGGCCAGGGCTCGCGTGCGCAGATGGCGCAGGCGCTGGGGATGGTGATACAGAAGCAGGAGCAGCTCTTTGCGCAGGGTGCGGGCGGTGTGCTGGTGGGCATGCCCCAGGCATACAACGCGTTTTGTGACTGGGGGCGCCAGGCGGGGCTTCCCAACATCGAGCGCTACATGCTCGATCCCAGCGCGCCGGCGCAGGTGCAGGCGGCGCAGCAGAAGGCGCAGCAGGCGCAGCAGCAGGCCGCCGCGCAGGGCGCGATCATGCAGGCTATCGCCGAGATGCAGGCGGGCGTGGAAGCCTGGAAGGCCGAGCTGGAAAATTCGTTCAAGTATTACAACGCCGCGCTCAATGCGTTCATCGAAGAAGCGAAGCTCACCAGCGCGGGCGGGCTGCAGCTCGAAATGGCCGCGATGGAGGGCTTGCGGCAGCACGCCGAGGGCCAGGGCCGTGCCGACAGTGCCGATCCGATCCAATCGGGC